GGCCCTCAGCCCTCCGCAACTTAGAATCCATGCCACTAATGTCAGCGCTAATCTTGATTATCAGTTCCCGGTACGATGCCATTATATGTAGTCCTAATTAACTTTCCCAGCCATAATCTTCATGATTTTAGCCGCACTCTTAGCCCTCTCCTCAGGAGATCGTAAGCTCATAGGCACATATTCCTTACCATTGATCATTTCCACACGCGGCTCAATAGTAACACTCATACTTCCTTTATTATACCGCATGGTACTGCCGCCTTCAATGCTATTAATAACGCCATCTCGGCGTTTGATATGCATCTCAGGTATAAATCCAGATTCTATGAGGAAGGCAGTGCGTTTTTCAGTATCGGTAAGAGTGCCGCCAAAGGCAGCTACCATGAGGTATAGGCGAGTAAAGTGGCTATCATAGAAACGCAATTCCGCTACCTTCATGCGCCATAGCTCAAAGAAATCCTTAACGAGCAATTTCCTGGCTTCTTTTTGGCTCATGCCCAGGTAGGCAATGCAAAAGTTAATAGCTGAATCCGGGGTCAGTAGAGGTAAATCTACTGCAATCTCATCGACCCCGGTGTTACGTTTGGGTCGTCCCCGGCCTCCTCGGGTTTATCCCCACTCTCAACAGTCCGAATCTCATCCTCAACTTGCAAACTCTGAATATACCGCTCGATGCAATTGCCCCACTCGCTTAGGAACAACCCAACCTCGATAGTTGACATTTCAGACGCTATGTGGAGCGCAGGAAAGTCGGCCACGGCAGCGGCGGGAATGCCGTCAACACGCGTAGTGCCCATCCATCCAATAAATACCTTCTTATTACTCCTCACCAATGCTGCTATTAATAGCTCAATGGCGGCTGGATCACCTTTAAGGGCGTTGGCAATAGGCCTGCCAATCTCCTTGGGGACCAATATACTTTTGATACCCAAATGGCGGGCAGAGACAATATTACGCATGTGGCAGTCGGCGAAGATAACACCACCGACGGTTACGGTTATGTTGGTAAAGTACCCGGCTGAGAAGGCCCCACCGCAGATGATACAGAACTTCTCGAAATCATCATCGGAGAGTATACCGTCATTGATGGGTTCAACGGGCTCAACCGGCAGTTGGGCACCATTAGTACCATTCACTCCATTTCTAAGCATAACGCACCTTCACTACCTGACGACAGTGGCCAACGTCAATTGACATTAAAAAAACGGCTACGGCACTGATATCCTGGTTGAATTGATCATCGCCGGGGAAGGTAACGCCAGTTAACCTAGCAGCTACTTCGTGCGCACTGAGGCAGGCAATGTCATCGGCAATGGTCCTAGAATGGTATCTATCCGAATACGCCCGTTGTATAGGGATGGATACCGAGATTGAATCACCATCGGGGTTCTTCTCAGTTGGAGTACAGATGTACGGTCGCGCGAAATCCGGGTGGTAATATCGTTCTAGTTTCAATACTCTCATTATTGTTGCCTCTACTAACATTGCCTGCCTCATAACCCTCTACTACATAACTCTTATTGAGTATATGTCAGCGCTCCGGTGCCATTCAACGTCAGATTCATCATCCAGATGTTATCATGGCTTTGGCTAATTTCACCGTTTGGCCAACCAGATAGTTTCCAAGTAGCGCCACCGGCATTGGGCATCGTCATGCGCCAAATAGTCGCGGCAGCGGCACAAATACCGCTGTTATTCACTTGCGCCATGATGGTATTGTGCGTGGCATCGTCGGGATCAAGCTGAATAGTCGCCGTCATGGTATGCGCCCCCCGCTTCATAGGCTTTTGTTCCGTCAAGCCATTCGACGCATTGTTACTAATGTCAAGCATGCTCACTTGCCCGATGCTGATTCCCATCGCCGTTACGGCGGGGATAACGGTGAACGTGGTACCGTCAGTAGAGTATTCGAATACGCTACCTTGACCGCAAACTGGAACTGCCATGTTATTCTCCTTGTTGGTTGGATTGGATTTCGCGGCCTATTAGGCCTAATTTGATTATAGCATTAAAGCATTAATAGCATCAACGGTTTCCGCGTAGGTCACCGATGTAAGGTACGTACATAAGGATGTAGAACATAGTACGGTAAAATAGACCAATGTCAAAATTATCACGGCCAAATTCCTCAACGCTATCCTCACAACGACAACCTAGTAGGTTAAGGTTAAAGGGATTGGACTCCAGGGGCAAATCACCCGTATCCTCAACTCTAACATTCCCCTCCCTGATCTGCCGGTTCAGTAGCGTATTCTGGCCAATAAACCCAGCATGGGCCATATCTAACAAAGACTGTACCGATTGTGTTATAAATACCATCCTGGTATAGTCTACGGAGAATGCCGTTACTTCGATCACTGAGGTTTTGGAACCCGATCTACCTGCATAGCTAATGGTATTAGCCGCCCAGCCCTTATTACCATATTCGCGTATAAGGATGAAGTCTTTGACTAGGCCCATAGCCGTCTCGGGTTGCAGGTCAGGATGCTTAACGGGGTAGATTCTATCCTCGACAAGGGCCGTGATCTGTGGCACTGACATTAGGTGTAGCCTAACCGACCTCACCACCTGGGGGTAAGTGTATGGCGACTCGACCAAATTAACTGCGTTGGGCAACGGCATTAATACCATCCTAATCCTAACATAACTAGTATACTAAATACCCCCAAAGGTATTAATAGCACTCAAGACACGCGAACTCTGCATTGAGCGGGTAATGAGGTAGTCAATTTCATTAAAGGCTGAGTGGACAACAGCAGTGGATAATACACTCACCGTGCGGGTGAAATACCCACTGCCCCTAATCGGACCTAAACGCTTCCCAATCAGTTTAGGATTCTTGCTCTTCTTAATTATCCTATCACCAACACCTTTGTCGATAATCAACCCATAGGGCGCAAACTTATGCAACTTTGATGTCATGCCAACACCCCCAGGCTTAAGAACCACATACGCAAACGCCGCTGGGTTCTTAGTCCTACCGATACGCCAAACAATCGACGCCCTCAACGCTCCTGGTGGTACGAAGTCCCGACGCCATCTGTCTCCATGCTTGGACTTAGCCGCCACCGACCTTGACGCCATAGCTAACTTCTTAGCCCCCGCTAGCAATATCCTCTTCACCTGAGGAGAATGCGCAGCTATTAGTACACTCCTCAGCGTAGAACTGACCCCAGCAGCACCAGTAACCTTGACGCGGATCATATCAGACATAGTGTTTATAGGTTGGAGTCGCCGACATTAATAACAAGGTTGGAGGTTTCCTTGTCATGAGGAATGGGGTTAAAGGCATCCTGGATATCGGTAATTTGAATGTCGAACTTGACGGGTTCCATTGATTGCCTTGTTGAGGTCATTAGCCGAATGTAAGGTGATCGTGCGGCCGGGACGCCATCGGTAGTATTGACAGAAAGAACGTCTAGGTATCGACGGTTCAGGACCTCCCCAGGACGTTGTACACTCATATCCTCCAGTACGCATGAGTTATCAATAGCAATGTACCCTTGGGCAATCATGACGTATTGATCATCCGCGTAGACACCTTGGTCAATATTCTTTTCTACTGACCTGGTTAACTCGATAGCAAAGAAGCGCTTGCCCAATAACTCATACGTTGATGGTTGCCCTGACGCATTGGTAGACTTAGTGGGTTTCCAAATCGAAAAAGGTGTGTTGGCATCCCCTAACCTATACGCGGTTTGGTTATAATTAATAGGCATCTCAGCTTACCAGTTATTGAGCACAAACGAATTCAGGCGTTCATTGTACCCATGGACAACCCTAACCATGTTCTCCTGACGTAAACTCAGTTCGTTCGCGCCCCTGTGCATAAAACCCTGAGCGCACATGGACAGCATTGCTCCAACAGCGGTAGCCGGTACCGGTGATGCTGTATTATACCCCGCGTTACCCACAATGACCACCGACAATCCTTCCCTGGCGTTGCCAAAATCCGGTAATGTCTTATGACTCAGGAAGGTAATAATCCCATGCCCCGACCTATCACTCTGCAACAGGTACTTATCCGCCGCAATGCTAATACTTCCCCCATCCTTATCCGCCACGCTAATACTCGTGATATCCACCACTGGCATTAATGGCAGGTAGGCCTTGGAACTATGGAGGAAGGAGAGGGTACTACTATCGAGCGTCACGGTGTATGCTGATCGCGCTAACACAACGTTGGTATACCGCTCAAAGAGGTCAATAACATCAGCGCGGATTTGAGTCAACAAATCATCATGCTCCTGATGCTGGATATCCAAATGGGTCTTAATTTTCGGTATGGGCAATGGATCGTATTCCGGCGTGGCTTTAGCACCGATGTTGACGATGCATTGATCATGATCTAGTATGTAGATTCCCATTGCTTGCTATACTTTACCCTACCATACTACCAGCCTGCTACTAAATAGTGGGGGCATGATCATGGCCACCATGCCCTATAAGGGTGCAGCATTATAGCTACCGAGAAGTCCCCGCAACCCACCATGGATAACTATAACGGTTGTTGATCCCGCACCCCAAGACGCGCCCTAAGTCAGACGTTACTTCTTTTTCCCGCCATTGGCACTAATAGCAGGTGCAGATGCGGGTCTAGGACCAAGGATAACATCGGCTTCCTCATCGGACATTTCCTCAACGGTGCCGCACTGGATTAGCTGAGCTAGTACAGCAGGGCCACCATTGACAGCAACTAGCTTATCCTGATGCTCTTTGGATAGAAACATGCCGATGAAGGCGCGGCCATAGACTTCCGGGTTATGCGCGTCTTTGAGAAAACGATACCGCGCCATATTACAGACTCCCAGTAACCAAAGCCGTAGAGCGAGTGATAGTTGATGTCAAACGGGACTCAACGCGCATCATAACCATATTTTTCGCGAAGTAGTCATCGTAGTCGGTGCTGATTTCCACGCTAACGCCCTCACGGTCGAAGATGGCGCAGAATTGATTATCGAGCATCAAGAATGCGTCGGTGCTGAGCGCCTTGGTAGCAATAACAGGGACGCCCCAAAGGGTACGAACACGTGTACCGCTAACGGGATCTCCAACAACGTAATTGCCTACGTTACTTGCCGCATCCTTAATCAAGTCAACATCATGCATCTTCTTGGGCGAAACGAACACTACTGAGGGGTAGCCCAGTTCAGTGTTCTCGATTTGATAAATCGCATGCCGCACCTTATCGAGCGCGGTATCACCAGCAGCATTGAGGTTCGTATCATACGCCGTTGCCCCGGTAACAAACCCGGTAAGGTTCTGTCCCGTACCATCACCATCCAGCAGTTGCGTTTCCTCGACCAAGGCCAACCCATACCGCATCCTGAAGTTGATAAATGATTGGATATCCTGCCCACTATCGGCCAACGCCTGACGTGAAAAAGGCAACAAATGCGCAATCGTCCTAGCCGTTGCCGTAGCCACAGTAAACGTCAAAGCACTTTCAGGCTTCGCCGCCGTTTCCGCCACAGGAGCCGCATTGTTCGTAAACGCATTCTCCTTGACGTAGTAAACCTGATGCGATGTAATCGGGAAAGCTGGAACCGCATCCCTGACAGTGAAGCGCCTTGAAGCATTCCCCACAATACCAAACACCCTCTCGGGCATCAAAATGCCCGCCGTACCCACACCTAAGGCAGTATTCGTAACGGTAGTTTTCTGATGCAATACCCCATTCGTCAACCCCTTGACATTAGTAACAGCATCGCGTCCTGACAGCGGCGGTTCGATGTTGAATTGGATCGTGCCGCGATTCTTCGAGAGGTTACGAATAGCATCCATATGAGGAGCCAAGGCTTTCGCAACAGGGTCCTCGTAACGAATAGTAGCCAATTGCCGATCTGCGTCCTCATAGGACTTGACCTGCGATTCGAGTTGCGCGATGCGGGAATCAAAGAAGTCTTTGTCAGCCTTCCGTCCTTCCTCATACCCCGATTTCATTTGCGCGAGTGAGTCCTTAAACACCTCGCTGAGTTGACTTACAACTACTGCCTGTTCCATCTCACTTGCTCCTTCTTTTGTAGATTTGTGATTTATCGGTTACCGAAACCTATAGATATTATAGCAGGTTAGCTAGCGTTATTTGCCGGTATTAATACCGTAAATGGGTAGTGAGCGGCAAACATCCATAAGCACATCTCGAACGACGTTGCGGTAAGTATCGTTCAGATTCCCAATATCCGCACCATCTGCTCCCTTAGTGCTATTATTACCGGCAGTGGCCGGGTTAATCACTGGCGCAATTCTCGCTTGACTATTCATCGGGAAGGCAACAACGCTACCTTCAAGCAACTTCCCCTTGTTAATATGCGTAACACCATCCTTGATCTCCTTGTCTACCCTACGCACCAAAAACCCTGGCGAAAGCGCATTTAAGTACCCCATACTAATCGACCGGGCCACTTCCCGCCCATACGGCAACTCCTTGTCAATAAACCCATACAACCTAACACCCTTTTCGTTATCCTCCACCAGTCCCATACCAATTGACTTGACATTAGTAGCAGAGGCACCAAGTCCGTTGTTATGTTGGAGGAATAAGGGAATTAGGGTGCCGTTATCTTCTTGAAATGCGCCCTTGACGACGACTTCACGTCCATCGTCAATGTTGCCGTAAACGGACAACCAACCGGTAAAGGGCATGATTTCGCCGGATTTGATTAGAGGTAGGAGGTCAATATTAGCAGGATGGGCACCGGAATAGCGCCGCGTTACGTGCTCAACATCCTCCTCTTTGAGGGACTTGATACCCAGGTCGAGTCCATTGTAGATAGAACTACCAGCAGTGCCAATTGCCGTTAGATCACCAACAGCACTTCCAAGGAGGATCTCAAAGTCAATGCTCATGTTCATTGCCATAACTACATTATACCATCACTACGGTGCACTACACAACCCTACCAATGTTATTAATAACATCCTGGACCATAGTAGAGTAGTCCATACCATCAACCCCACTACCCTCTGAGGACTTCCCAACTCGAGATGGAATGCCATTTTGACTCGCGGGGTTAACAGCACCGGCAGTTGGTTGCTTGAGGTGATCCCCCTTGGCGATTTGTTCAACCCTGCCCATGTTGGACTGGATAAAGTTCTCGCCTCCACCAGGGATAGGCGGCAGGCCCAAGCGCAATCTTACGTCATTGATCTTGTACACGCCCTTCTCTAACAAGATGGCGAAATGCTCACCTTGTTCTGAAATTGACGGCATGGAGAGGGAATCGAAGTCAAATACAAGTTCTAGGATATTTTCGTAAACCTCACGGGGACCAAAAACTTTTCGACGCACAGCGTCGGCCCAACTATTCGCGATGGGCTCCATGGTAGATTTCACATACTCTTGGGCGAGTTGCTCCACACTAGCTTTCCTATCCGGTCCCGTTAACCCCAGCTTGTATTCCGGGATAGGCAACGCACGGGCAACCTCTTTTATTTGAAACTCCCGTTGCTCGGTCAACTGTGCCTTCGAATGATCAGTTTCAACAATCTTTGCGGTCATGCCCTCTTGTAAAATACCCGGCTCCCCACTAGCATTGCTCCGCCCATGCCACTTAACCCACGCTTCCTTCATACGGGAAACAGCGTCAGGGTCCATCTTCGATTGCTCTGATGGCCGCTCGACAATAACTCTCGGTGTAGCGTCATTTTGGAAATAATTTGACGCATACGCCTGTTGCTGGTTATAAAGCTCCAGCGTGGGGAGGACAATCCTCCGTACATCGTCCCCCGAATACCCGTTGGAGCTAAACCCCCTAAGGTCAAACACACTCTCTTCAGGAATGACTTCCCCATCCAGAGTATAGACCTTCACATACTTGTACCCAACCCTAACTACCTTCTCGGTAATATCCGCATTGCTCAGCGGCCAAAAGTAATACTCCCCGTTAGACAACTTCTCCATGATGGCATAGGCGTTCCCGTACATCACCATCCTTGCGGTCATGCACTCGATAAACTCGTTCCAAGTCAGCCCCGGATTGGCCATTGTACTAAACATCCTATACCACCTGCTGCTCTTGGCATGGACGTAATACCAGCCCTTGTCCTCACTCCAAACCTTCTGACCCAGATAAACCCCAGCGTTTCTGATATCCCTACTGATAATCTTCACGCCGCTATAAAACGCAGAACACATCGCGGCGTAATCCCCACTTTGGCGCTGTACTGAACTCGCCACGCTAGCCCTAAAGCCGTTATCCAGGCTGATATTAATGGCACGGCGGAAGTCATCTTCGCGACGTAATGTAGCGGCGATGTCTAGAGTGGTTACAAAGGGGGTGCGCTGACGTGTGCCGGGGATCAAATACCCTTCACCGCGGTATGTACTGGGGTTGAACAGGGCTTTGAGCGACACTAGTGGACTTCTAAGGAAGTTGGTCATACTTTGAGTGTCGATGTACATTATATTTTGTTTCCTGTTCCTCTCCAGGACCGGTTGCCAACTACAAGGAAAGGAGGAGTAATCAACAACCGGTCTTTCAGGAGTACTATCAACTTTGAACCGCCAGACTACGTTTGTACCAAAGGATACAAACTACCTATTAATTAAACATTATAGCATATTGGGAGGACTAGAATACCGCATCGGGATCATTCCAGTAGGATTTACGTAGCGGTAGGGCAATCAATCTATTGAAAGCTAAGATCATGGCTACCACAGGGTCAATCTTCTTATCGTTGGATTCCTTAGTCGGTGCAACGTTAAAATTCGAATCGACTTTGGCGACGACGTTACTAACGGCCCAGTCCAACACTCTATCGCCATAATGTTGCAACCTTTTCGAATACACCGCTCCCTCAATTTCCTTCATCGCCTCACTATGTCCTCTAGCACCCGCCTGCACTGCGGTCATCGGCACACTCAACCCGTGGGTCAACTTCAACTGCTGAACCATGTAAACGCTCTCATACGGATCATAACCAATATCCTTGACATGGTACATCGAGCAAATGCGTAGTATCTCACGCATGATCTCCTCGAAGGAAATCTCACTACCCGGCGTCGCGATGATATATCCCTGCTCATGCCACCTCGCATATATGCTATTCTTCGTTATCGTATCCCAAGGACAGAAGGATACGGACTTCACATAGACCTTATCCTCCATTACACCATTGGTACCAGCGGGAACGCGCATTAAGAGGGCGATACTAGCTAAATCAACTCTTGATGCAAGATCAAATCCCATGAAGATATCGCAGGAGTCCATATCAACTCCTGCATCACTGTCCAGCCTGTTTCCATTAACATCCACAAACGTCCACCTGTCCGCCGGATCTTTGCTCCTGAGGGTATTAATAGCAGGGGGTATACAACATTGATCCCACTTAATAAGGTTCATCCACGCGGTAGAGGCATTGACCCAAACATTCATGCTCTTGGTTAAGAAATTGGACATGTCCTCAGGTTTGGCCTTAGCGCTGTCAGATAACACGTGAATGGATTTGGGGTATACGCTAACACCCAACATGGGGTTAGCTTTGGACCATACTAGGGGATCAAAGGGATCATCCTCCTTATCCAACGTGTACTCGATGTAAAAGTAATGATCTTGCTCACTAGGGGAAACTGTCCCACTGACCTCGCCAAGTTCATACTTCCTGACATATCTATTCAACACCGCTCTGCCATTAGTAACGTAACTGTAGCAAGGCCCCTCTTGGTTGAACCCGGCAGTACTGATGGCCCAGATAAGGCAGTTGCGCCGCGCCCCGGAAGCGGATTTCATGACATCAATAATGCGCGAGTCTTTGTGGGCGTGGAACTCATCAACACTTACGAAGGTTGGGTTAAGGCCGTCTAACGTAGTGGCATCGGAGGATAGGGGCATGATGCGCCCAAAGTCGCTATTGACAATCGTATGCTGTTGGACTTTCAAGCCGTAGTGCGCCGCCAAGTCAGGCGATTTTGACACCATTTGTTTCGAAATATCGAAAACAATCCGCGCCTGATCCCGCGTAGTCGCCGTTGCATATACCTGTGCCCCCGCTTCATTCATCACGGTAATGTGGGCAATGCACAAGGGCGCAGTAATACTACTCTTGGCATTCTTCCTCGCGACCATAGTCAAGCTATGTTGGATTAGCCTATCCTGACTATCGCCAATATAAAGCCCGTAAACATTGGCGAGGATGAACAACTGGTACGGGTGTAGCGTAATCAACTCCCGTCTATTGGCCCACTCCCCTTGCACATGCGGCATGCACTCCACAAACCGCGCAATCTTCTCTACCCGACCATGCCGGTATTGATACCTCGGATCTTTAGTTAGATCAATAAACCTATGTACCGCCGCCTTAACCCAAATGCAACTTGGCACCGTGCCATTAATAACACCGTTGCAGTATTCGGCTAGAATTTCGGCGTAGTCACGCTTGGGAGGACGGTAGTTAAACCTATTGGGGTTGTCGGTATGTGCGAATAGGGGTTTGGCACCGTAGCCTGTTCGACCTTGTCCCTGTGGCATTAGTAGCAGCCTCTATACTTAGGCGATGTTCTCGATGTCGGCAAACCGGTTAGGTCCATCGCTGCCCCAGGTAGGCGTACCGTCAGACTTAATCACCTTGTTATGCGTCCGCGCCGCTGGATTCATCCCCAACAAATTGGCCATCTTCACAATGTTGTTTTGCGTGCTCGCCGATGGCGCTGTTCCATTCGTCAACCCGTTGTACACAGCAGCCATATTCAACGTCAGGAGGATCAAAATGGGCTCGTCGCAAATCCGCCATTGTGAACTAACCCCAGTATCACGAAACAACGATTCCCAAATCTCCACAAGGTTCTCGTCATGGACAATAACCCCCGGTGGCCTATTCGCACTCACGGTTACGTCACCGGGGCTATTAGCAGCAGCAGCAGCAGCAGTAGCAGCAGCAGCAGTAGCAGACCTCAAAGCGCCCGCCAAGGTTCCACGGTGCTTACTCGCCGTAGTACCCCGAAATTCCGCTGCGTCGATATTAACCAGTCTCATAACCAAAGTGTACCATTTATAGCAGTTAGGCGCAAGAGTAAAATTACAATGCAATAAATAACCCTCAAGGCTCCTGCTATTAGTAGCAGCAAAAATTCCTATATATATAGTGTGTCACAGTATATATATAAATGATTTTACTGCTACTAGTAGCAAGAAAACTGTAGTATTACTAAACGCAAAAACTGCTACTAATGTTACCCGAGGGCCTTTGCACCTTGACTATTTCGGACATTCAGGTCTTAATCTACTCAACAACTCGACGCCATGCTGCGGACAGGGGTAGATCTCCACATGTGGGATTTTACCACACTGCGGAGAATAGTACTAAAAACCTACACGAGCGCTCGCGGTCTCCCAGCCGTCACCCGTTTGGGGGTAAGACCCTCCCCCTGGGCACCACATGTTGTGCGGCCGGATGTTAGCACCACTACTGGTTGTATTTCAGATATTCGGGTAGCAAAATACCGTGAAAAAGTGGCAATCGAATTGCTCTCAGCGGCTTTACCCGATGTAGAAAAAGTCAACGGAACACTAGCTATTAATACCCGAATGTCCGAATATCCAAGCCAAGGTACGGCACTGTCGGTACGGCCGGTACGGTACGCACTCGGTACGGGCCGGTACGGCACTGTCGGCCGGTACGGCACTGTCGGCCGGTACGGTACGCAAAAAGATTTGACGCAACGTTGCG